CACATCGGATGCCGAAGTAATTGTTTTGGAAGGATCCACTGTTGATTCGTCGCCGAGACCTGACACCACACCGTATGTGTATGTGCTTCCGTCGCCTAGGTAATATGTGTTGTCCGGTCCTCTCAATACCCTGCCGTTGACTTCCACTATGGTCAATCCCGAGAATGGTCCTATCGAACCAGGTGGATATGTTAAGGTATGCCTGTTGGTGCTTCCGTTATATACTATTGTGTTGCTCATTATTTGTGCAAAACTTCTTGTGGAAGTTGTTGACTTATTAAATCCAGCAACCTGTATCAATGCACCTGTCGGTGGTACTGGTGAATTAAAAGTTATAGTGACTGTATTATTTGTAATAGTTTTTGCAAAATCTGTTCTTGGTTCACCATCCTGTGTAACATATATCTCAGATACAGTGGAGTCTAGATTGAATTCACTTCTTGAAGACGTCGTAAATGTCACAGTCTCATTGTCTCCAGTAAATGTGTCAAGCACTCTATAGTTCTCTCCAGATATGGCAAAAGTTTTTATATTGATTTTTGAATTTGTTGCAGGAGCAGAACTAAAAGTAATTGTTTTGCTTGCCACTTGAATAGTGTAGTCCGTGTTAAGTTTTTTAGTAAGTCCGTCTACTGTCACTGTAACCGACGCAAGTGTTCCTGGAAATACCCCTATGTCATAGACTGTTGTGGAATTGTTTCCAATATAATTTTTTTCTGTGATAAAAGGCACACCCGATTCTGGTGATGTGTAAACTTTAATATCTACTGTGTCAAATAGTTGTCCCGGAACCGCTTCTTCTGGTGCGTAACTTGTTTCTGGAGATACAAATTCATCTCCCTCAAGTCCTATGTCGGAAGGTGCTTCGCCCAAAGCAGATGTGAATAATCCTCCTTTAACAATGCTGTCCAAAGTTTTATCATCCTGTGGTGTCAGCACACCGTCATCGTCAAATGGTATGAATTCAACTTTCACGTTGTTGCCTGGCGCAGATGTCAATGTGAATGTTTTAGTTGATCCATCGCCACGTGGTGTGTCTGCTGTCTGTCTTACACCATCAAAATAAACTGTGTAAACTTCAGTGGCACTCGGTGCTGTATCAAACGTAAATGCGACTGTTGACCCGTCACCGTAGAAAGTTTTTACTTTTGATGTGCCCGAAGAATCCCAACCAAAATTGTACCACCCTTGCTTGTCCCATCCACCTTCTTCTGTGAACAGGAGACCTGTAACCATGGTTCCTCCATAGTCAACACCTGACATAAGTTGTGATAATTCGTTGCCTGGCATGCCAGACGCTGGAGTATAGAAACCTTTTGTTCTGTCCGCGGCACTAAGGCCTGCTTCGTTGCCGTACACTTTATATAAGTTGTTGATGCCATCATCAAAGTCTGTTGTTGATGTGTATGCATTAGTTGCCTTGTACAATTCATTGTTGTATCTAATCAGTGTTCCATATGCGTATGATGTGGACGCCTTCCATTCTACAACGTTTGAGGTGCTCGATATTCTATCAAATTTGATTGTGGTGTTTATATCCCTTACTAGGTCGTTGTTTAAGTTAGCATAGGCTTTTGCCGCATCAGATGGTGTAGTGCCATCACTTGCTCCTCCAGTTATAAGAACAGTTGGTGTTGCTGTGTAGTTCGCACCAATTCCTGTAACTGTAATTTTTGTAACAGAACCATTCTGTATTGTTGCTTTGGCAGTAGCCGCCGTTGTGTCTGGTGTCAAGTATGTTTTGTAAACCACAGATGCGTTTGTCATTGCATGATTTGCCGATGACGTAGGCATGTAAAATGTTCCTGTAAATTCGTCAAACGTATGGGTGTGTGATGTTCCAGTTCCGCCATTTTGCGAATCCCATATGTTTGCATTTGTTTCACTTGTGAATAAAGGATAGTAGTAACCAACTGAACCTGAAGTTGCACCACTATTGCTTGTACCATATAATTGGAAAGGACCTTTCGATGTCGTTGTTCCGCCTAGGACTGTCACTGTAGGCACCTTTGTATATCCTGTACCACCTTTAGTCAATGTTATCGATGAAACGTGTTTTTTATGGTTATCCTGCCAAAATTTATGAGGGTAATCTTCTCTTCTTGTTGAATCTGCACCTTCTATTAAATTTCTTATTTTACCTGCTGTGCCGTCATAAAAAGCCGGATTATCAAAGTCTGTGAATATGCCATCCTGTGTTTCTGTGCTGTTGTAACCTATCTTGTACTCTCTTAATTTCGTATGGAACGGTTTTACTTCGTTGATGTATTGTTCTACCCAATTGTCAGTACCAACAGTATAAGTTTTCCTCTGATCAAGTGTTCTGACCATATTTTTAGCATTTATAAAAGATGTTTTATACATCCAGTCCACATATGTTTGCTCTGATAAGACTCTTCTAAGTCCTGTGAAGAACAGTGTGTTGTAGTATATAGATAGATCGTTGATAAAAAGATCGTCTCGCAGAGCTGTTAAAATTTTTCTAGTTTCTATGGTTGGTTCCTTGTCAAACGTGTTATCGTCGAAAGTGTCTTCATCTGCAAATCCTGTGCCATCCCTACTGAAGTCATACAAATTAGTCGACAACTGTATAGTTCCATTCTCAGTTCCTATATTTGTCCAACCGCTTGTTGTTTTCATGAATAATTTCCAACCACCTGTGTCTGCACTTGTTACTTTCACGTGCTTGCCAACAGCAAGGTCAAGTGAGTCTAGCTCATACTCAAAAGTCACCTGTTTATCAATTGGCGTGTTCTCGTCATGAATCATTCCATGAACTTCAGGATCTGTTCCGTACCAATCTACTAGAGAATAATACGATGAAGTTTTATAAGTTTGCGTTTTGGTTCTGTTCCAAGACGTGCCATCCCATTGGTATATTGTCCAGAAACCGTTTACATTTTCGTCAGCTTTTACTAGATAATTTACTGTTCCGCTTATGTCTCTTGTATTGATGTAAGTCAAATCTGCATAAGTGTCTACGGCGCCGTCCCATAATAAACTTTGCTTACTAGGTTGTGGATCCTCTGAATTTAAATTTCCATAACTTATAATGTTTGCCAATTGATTCTGTTTTAGAATAGTGTTGGCATAATCTATTATTTCTTTTAACGCAACAAATCTGTCAACATACCAGCTCTGACGTGGTCTAATATTGTTTCCGTATCTTTGTCCTATGGGTAGACCTATGTCAGGTACTTTGTCTCCTGTAACATTTACTCCAACTAGAGAATCCCACCAACGTGACTCTATGTCTAAACCTGGTTTGAAATCTTTGTCTCCTTCTCTGACCAATTTCCAAACACTGTGGGCTTCTGCATCATGATCGTTTGCTCTGAAATCGACATTCAACACCATGCTGTCATTTGAAAGCAAGGTCTTTGTGTTGAACAATAAAAATTTATTTTCATCCGTAATTGCAAAATATTTTTGTTGTGATGCAAATGGATTTTCAATCAGATTGGCAACATATGCACAACTATTTTTTCTAACGACTACAGACTTTCTCGGCACAGTAACTTTGTTTCTTACCCAGTAGTAATAGTAGTTCACAAAACCATCACGTGCTGTACTGTATTTTTGTTTTATTGTAAATTCTGTATCTGATCCATCAATAGGTGTTCCTGATATACCTGACAATGCACCAGACTCACTGCCTGCATTCAAAAACCATTCACTTGGCAATAATGTGCTTTCTGTCCATTCGTATATGTCTATGGTCGAACCCGGAAACAGTTTACCCCAGTTGTTGGTTTTATATTCTTGATCTCCTTGTTCATACCAAATCCATTTTGCAGTTGATAGATCCCACCATGTTTCTCCAACATGCTCTTCTCCCCACGTAGTATTTGTGTTTGCATTTGGACCAAAGTTATAAACAGCTGGATCGTACATAGATTTTGTAGTGATTTCTCTGTCTGCCAATCCCAGTATTCTGCCTTTGACCGGATCGTAATATTCTAACCAATCAACAATAGCCTTGGAATCTTTGTTGAATATAAATGCTTGTCCTAATTTTTCTTTGTCCATTAACGGAGTCTCAACGGCAATCTGCTTCCATGCATGAGTATCTTTGATTGTTTGGTCAAATATTGAAACAGTTCCGTCTCCTGTTGTGTTACCAAAATCTTCCGGAGACCCAACAATAATGCTGTTATCTATTGCACTCACTCCTCTTCCAAAATCATCATTTAAAGATACCGTGGTTGTGACTAGCCTGTCGTCTATAACAAATTTAGTGTTGTACATTGTTGCTGTGTATACTCCACCAGAGCCGATGTTCTCGTCAACAATATTTGTGTCTTGTAAATCAAAAGTTGTTTCGCCGTTGTCAAATTTCATTGCTCTATCGTTGGCAAATTTTGAAGCACCTATGGCTACTTTTGTTCCGGCTTGGTTTATACTTAAAGAACTTCCAAATCTCATATTTGTCTGTCCGTCTGGAGATTCTATTGTCTGTTGTAATGTGTAAGTGTTTGTGGAACCGTCTGCATTCCACTTGTAGTAATATATTGCACCTGTGTCGTTTTGATCAGTTTTGTCAACTCCGGGTGCTCCTATCATTAGTGTTGTACCGTCTTTGCTCATTGCCATGGATTCTCCAAACATGGTGTTCAAAGACGAACCGTCGTTTGATGTTCCTGTTAATGTTTGAGCTAAAGCAAATGTATGAGTAGTACTATCGTCATTTGATTGAGAAGTCCTCACGAATATTTCAACTTTTCCTGCGTTGCCAGGAGCAACAGAACTTATAGCAATGATGTCTCCATTGTCGTTGGCTTCAATTTTGTGTCCAAATCTTTTTCCTGTGCCACCGTCTGGAGAAACTATAACACTGTTTTGTGTCCAGGTATCGTACGTTGATCCGTCAGCACCAACTCCCCATGTGTAAAAATAAACTCTTCCTTTGTCACTGTCGTGTCCTGGTGCAGAAACAAAAAGATATTTTGTAGGTGTGCTTCTACCAGATTCAGCACCCGGTTCTGAAATTTTGTGTGCCCAACCGTAATTTTGAGAAGCGGCATCAACAGGTGATTTTCTAGTAGTTAAAGTACTGTACTTGAATGTCGAAGGATTCCACAAAAATATTTTGATCATTCCAGAATCAGAGAACCTTGTGCTTCCGTCTGATCCCAATGTATTAGTATAAGGTCCACCTGCTACGACAAAATTTTCGTCTGTACTGAGTGATAATGAGTGTCCTAATCTGCCAGTTTGATCGTTTCCTGTTGTAGTCGTTACAGATGATTGTGTCTGAAATGACGCACCTGCTGTTGCTTCTGACCTGAACATAAAGTCTATTGTACCTTGCCCTTTTGAAGGTGCCGATACTACTAATGCTCTTCCGTCATTACGTGCAACAACCTGAAAACCAAAATCTTGATCTGCAGTTGTGGCCGGACTTAATAATCTTTTAACAGTGTATGGATCGTGTTTTTCGTAAACCTTCCATAATCCAGAAGTGTCAGCATCAGTGTAAACCTTATCACCTATTTGAGAAATTGAATCATCGGCATCAACGTATTCTGAGTAAGATAATTTATCGTTTACATTATCCATCGAAGACATCCTTACAGATACAAATTTGTAAAGCATACCGTACGAATCTGCTGTCGATCCATCTGCCAATTCAGGCAAAAATGCTGTTGAATTACTGTAATCAACTTTCACTGTAACAGAGTCTATGACTTCTGCCACAACGTAAACCTGATTAAGTTCATTCACAGGTGCATTTCTAATAGCAAAATAATCTGCTAGAGTTGTTGAGGAACCTGCTACAAGGTTATGCGGACCTGTAAATTCTATTTCCAACTGTGTTGCATTATTAATGGGTCTCAATGAATTAATTCTCATACCGGAACTTGTCAATCTTAAAACGTCCCAATCAAAATTAGTTTTATTTGCAATCCATATCAAGTCATTTGAGGTTACTCTGTTTACATCTAGATTAATCAAATCGTTAATTGTGTATGCTGTGTGCTGTACCTGAGACAGACGTGGATATCCTGCTGTTTGGTATACTTGTTGCGTATCTCTGTCTACTCCTGTTTTAGAATAGTCTACTTTTTTGAATGTTGTGTCTGCTGTGTACTCAACAGGCTTGTAATAAAAGGTGTTTTTGTCTGCCATAACAGATCTAGCATAATCTTTGGCGCTGTTTGATGTCTCCCCTAATTCAACACTTTGTGGATTGGCTACAAATACATCATCCTTCATTTCAATTTGTATATTTTCTTTTCTATCTGTATTTCCAAAATTTCCAACTCTGATCATCCATTCTGGAAATAATTCTAAATTAATATCTTGATTCTCATATTTTGCTTTCAGCAATTTGTCGATAGCATTTTTGGTACCTTTTTCTCTGATATAGCCTTGATAAAATTTGTACTGTGACACATCGTTAACAAATAAATTTTGAAGATACTCTCTGTTTTGATAACCTATTAAATGCTGTGCTAGGCTTTGCTGTGACTCATCAAAATTGTTTGACTCTAGGTCGTAAAAATCATTGAACTGTGAAATTTTGTAATCAAAATTTGGTATTAACTGTGGTGCAGGTTTTTTAATCTTGTACTGCCAATTGTTGCCTATAAAAGAATTCAAAGAATTGTGATTGACCTTGGCTACATAAAATTTTCCTTGATACTCTACAGTGTCTCCAACTTTATAATCTGTGTTTGCTGTCCAATAAGAAACAGCGGCCGCATCAAACACAAATCCAGGTGCATAGTAATCTCCATTCCAGTTGCTGGTTTTCCAACCTACTAGTTTTAATCTAGCTTGTCTAAAACCTGTAAGTGGATCAAAGATTATATCAGAAAACACTGTTTTGTTATCAAACAACAATATGTGTTCTTTTTGCACAGTGTTCAAACTGATATTGTACATTCCTGGAGCATCGCTGTCTACAGATAGGTCAAATATTTTTCCTAATCTTTTTGTTGAAATATCTTTAAAATCAATTTTTCTTCCGCCTGCATCTAAAATAGAATAATCTCCTGCAATATTTTTGAGCTGTCCAACAATGGCATTTTTTGTTTCTATCTGAAGGCCTGTTGCTCCTGGTGAAACAGTAACAGCCGATCCCGGAGCCCAATTCTGTGTAGTCCAATATAAAAGCTCTTTGACAGAAGTGGTGAAATTTAAAGTTTCTTTCAGTTCATTCGAAAAACTATTAAATGAAAATCCTTTTGATAACAACCATTGTTCGTATCCTAATATAAAGTTTACTGTGTCTTGCAAGGTATCAAACACATGTCCATATGGAATAGTCTGTTCTAAGTTGCTGTAATTGTTGTATTTTTTAACAGTTACATCTGCTACTTCAATTTTTTTATGTGCCACACTTTCTTTTGGCCAATATACTTTGAAGTAAGGTTTTTCTACGTTATATCCTAAAATTCTATAACCCCCTTGCAGTGTAGATCCATCCATTGTGTGATCTGTATTTTTTTCTATCAGGATACCTGAATATTCAAATGAATCAACAGGATTTGATGTCCTAAAAGTAATTTTATAGTTTTCGTCCGGTACAAATTTTGATCCGTTTGTTGATCCCGGAGATACGGAATCTGTCAACACCTTTAAATTATCTTTATCAGTGAATCCGCCTAATTTGTAGGCAAGTTGAACTTTTAAATTTTTTAACTTATCATAATAAAAAGTAGGTAAATCTAAGCCTCTCGATAACAAGTAGTTTACAACAAAAGGTTGGTATCCTGCTGTCAAATATTTTGTAGTTTTATCAGTCGTTAAATCTTTTATTGTCTGTAAATGAAACTTTGCAGTGCTTAATCGTTGTCTTATACCTGTGTCTACATCAATTAAATTGTCAGCGGTGTTTGTAGTGAGTCTTGAATTATCAAGATACAGTCCAAAAAACTTTGCCGGCTTGGCCAGTGCTAAAAGTTTGATAGCACTAAAAGGGTATGCACTTGATCTTCTCCACGCGGTTTCTGCCGGTGCTTGATCCCCAAACTTCCAAGTGGATGCTCTGTGAGGGATATTAAAGTCTGCTACGAGTCCTGTTTCAATTGGATTTTTTAAATTTCCACTAGTGTCTACAGGCAAATATTTTGTGATTTCAGGCTTGCCATATCTGCCACCTGCTGTCGCTATGTCTTCCCATAACACATTATTCCCAGATGTATATGGTGCATTTCCATATTTGCTCACCCAATCGCTCGGTTTTTCCGAATGACCCAACATTTCCCATGGATGAGTATGTGGCTTGTCAGTGTCGTAAAAATATTTGTATATTGCTCTCCAATATCCGGGCAATTTTTCGCCTTTGACTGAATCTGTTGATGTTGCAAAATTGTAAGTGAAAGGCATGCCTTCAGAAAAAGTTGAGTTACTGATATATTGAACTCCGTTACGTCCTGCCCACGCATAAAAATCACCACCTAGCATAGCATCTACTTCTGTCAATGTATATTCAGTACTGCTGAAACCTGATGGCGTTACATCATTTATATCTAACAAACTAGAATCATAGGAAGTTTTTAAATTGTTGTAAATTCTTTTTTCTAGTTCCAGTATAAGATTATCTCTCTCATCACCGTATGCTTTTATTATTGATCCATCGTGTTTTCTAATTACATCAGTGGCAGTAACATATGTGTTGTCAGTGTATTTCTCTGGAGTGAATTTTGGATACATTCCTAATTTTGTTGGCGTAGGCGGAACAAAACTTCCTGTGGTGTTGCTGTAATCTTTGATTTTAATTTTATCGCCAATTGCAAGTGTGGCAGTGATGTTTACACTGTCATCTGTTGAGCTGACTGTATAGTCTGTTCCTAAAATCAATTGATTGTCATTTAAGTAAATGTACAATGCTCTATTGGATGTTTCATTCATTTTAAATAACGAATCTGTTGCGTATTCTTTTTCGTTGGCATCATTTACAGTGTATTTCCTTACCGAATATTCAGGACCCCAACCTATCATGTCTTCATGGAAGAACGGCATCGATGCAGTTTTGCCTGCATTAATTTTTCCTAATATCTCATCTAATCTGTCTGCTATATCTCCCGTATACGGTGTGCCTATTGCATAAGTCAAGATGCTATCATAAAATTGTTGATATTCTCTGTTTGTATAATCTATAGACGATAACACATTGGTTTGTTGATCAATCAATCCAAAAATTGCAGGAGCTAACGATCCCGCGTGTTGTTGTATTGTACCACCTTTTAAGATGGCATCTGGTACATCTCTTAATCCACAATTGCCTGGAAAACTTCCTGTTATATCAACATTCTTTTCAAAAATATCTTTGGTGTGATTTAAAATTTGTCCGTAAGTGAACGAACCAGTTTCTTCGTTCAATGCATTGATTGATAAATTGTCAGGTACTTGATATATGCCTTTGCCTGAAACTTTTGACGTCGAAGAATAACCTGTAATTTTAATGTGATCGTTGACTTTTAAATCTTTCACAAACTTTATAAACTTATGTGTTGTTCCATCTTCTAAAGTGTAGTCTGTGGTTAAATTTTTTCTAATACCGTTTACAGACACTGACACTTCTAGATCATTTAAACTTGCTGAATTCTTAAAGAAGTCTATTGGAAATAATTTTTTCTCTAAATTGTCAACAATAACAGTTCTAACCACTCTTTGTTTTGATTCTGTCTTTCTTTTTGTCCAAGCATTTTTGTTATTGTGAGAACCATCTTTTTTTGTATAGTGTAAGTGTGATTTGGCTAGGTTATCGGTAATTGTAGTTTTATCTTTTTTGTAGGTAAATGTACCGGCAGTATGGTCTGACTCAAATACAATATCTCCAACATTATTAATTGTATTGTATTTTACTTTGATTCCTAAAACAGTATCTGTGGTAGATGCATCACTTGTTTTGTAACTGAAAACTTTTGCACCTGCAAAACTAGATGTTGGATAAGTTGTTGCATCGTCCAATGGTGTTTCGTCATTGTCCCACATGCCAAATAAAGGTTGCTGATTAACTTTTGTTTTTTCTTGAGAAGCCGTCCATAGCTTGGTAGAGGATCTGTAATGAAATGTTTTTCCTTGATTTTTGGTACCAAACTCTATGAATATACATTCTTCATCTTTTACATCTCCGTCTGTAGCTTTTGTTAAACTTATTACCGAAGTGGAGTCTCCTGCCTGTACAAATTTAACATCATAAATTTTATTCTTTACATTTGGGTCTGTGTCGTTTGTAAAGATTACTCTCATTCCGTCTGCTAATGATATTCCGTCTATGATATATCCTGTTTGCTTTACTACAGAACTGAAAGCATCGGTAGTGACTGTGTCTATTAAGGTCACCGATTTTTTAGCCACTGTTCCGTTATTGTATAATTCTAGTCCAGAATCAAATTCTATGATAGGCCTTTTGGCTCTATCTTTTTCATCTAAGTTTGCTGTGAAGCCGTTAATTTTTCCAACAGTTTCTATTATGTCCTTGTGGAACCATCTGTTATATCTCGACCAAGCATTCTGATCAACTGAATCTCTTTTGATTGTGATGTAATCTGGTGTCTCCGGACGATAAAATGCCTTTGCGTAAGGACGTGAATCGTATGAGGCAGAATCGTATTTTATTGTTGTCTCTGTGGCATATGATTCTGGTGTTATAAGCGTGTCAACGTTAGTTAATGTGATAGCATCACCAACCCCCTCAACATAAAATTCCTGGCCTTTATATGTTGTCTCGTCTGTTGTAGCATAGTCAAATTTGATCTTCATACCGTTTGATAATTTTAATGTTCTTAAAGAATAATTTTTCGTTCCTAAAATATCATTCGCAACATCAATTTTACTATTTGCGTCGATGTTCTTTATTGATAAAACTCCATGCATGGCATCGTGTTTTCCACATTGGTAGTATAAAACCTTAGGAGCATCTGCAGGTACAGTGAAAGTTACTGTGCCCTGATCAGTTCCTGCATTGGTCACACCCGAAGAATATATTACAGAAGTAGTACCGTCCAGGGCTACTCCCTCTCTATATGGTTCAGTCATTATCCAAAATGGATGACCTTTAGCTTCCACTATAAACTTGTATGTGTTTCCTTTATACAAACTGACAGTGGGATTGTTCTTTGTTGGATAGTTTCCAAAATTATAAGCACCTTTTTCTTTGTTCACAACATCTATCTCGACAACTGCTGTAGGACCTACTCCGTCAATCGAAATAGCATTTGGTCCTTCCGGAAGCCAATAGTATTCTCGATAGTTTGTTAATTTGTCAAGGTCTATAGCAGGATTCCAGCTGTATACAGTTTCCTTGTTCAGCCTATCATGATTATCAATCTTGCCGCCATAATATTTGAGTTGATTAATAAAATCATCATATGTGCCTGAAAATTTAACTTGATCTTCTGGATTGATAGAGGTAGTATTTTTATCTGTGAAAGTAACAGCCGGCTCAAGTTGATACGCCATCCTGTCTCTGGTTGTTGCAGAAACATACGTGTCTGAAGACATCCTCGTGTATGCATCTTGCCTACCTATAAAACCGTCTAATCTATCTAAGCCACCTTTTTGGATCAAGGGATCCAAAGTGCTGGATAAAAATCTTGTGTTGCTGTCTGTTCTATAAAAAGCAGGCAGATGAGCAATAGAACGTCTATAGGTGTTTCCGTCTTGAGTAACTACTTCTTGGTTTGCTGTTGTGTTAATTTCTTTGTCTGCCATTAGTATCCTGCCCCGCTACTGCCTGTGGATGTTCCTGATCCTGCTGATGTAGTGGTGCCCGATACTGCCGAAGAGGTAGTGGTTGTTGTTCTTGTGGATGTTGATGTTACAACTGTGCCAGATGCCAACAATTGATTGGCTCCCAAAGCATCAATAATAGAAACATCATCAACGGTGGCCCCACTAATGAAAATCTCATCTGCCGCACTTGCAATTTGAAACAGAGACCCAAAACTCTGTCCTGATTGGTTTGGTACAATCACAACAGTAAGCAAATCAGGTGCTAGTTTATTATGTATGTACGCGGCTAATTCTGTAAAATAGAAACTATCGCCAAAATCCCAATTATCTAAAGCAAAAAATTCATTTATTGCATTTATTACTCTAGTTTTGATTACGGCATTCGTGATATTAGTTTGCGGATTTTTAACGACTTTGAAAGTTGCTTGTAGTTCTTCGTCTGAATTTGCTCCAAATAAAATTTTATACGTAACAGGATGATATACTATTTGATCTGACAAAGATTTTTTGCCACTTAAAGATGCAGAATATGATATTCTAAGTTGGTCAGAAGTGCTAGCCATAGGCTTCTCACCTCCGTCTTGCAACCATATTCTATATAGGTTATCGTATGATCTTTCTAACATGTAGATATCAATTATATTCGAAACTGAAGGATCAATTCTTGTTTCTTGCCCTGCATTATGTTTGTATTGAAAATCAATAGTGTTTCTTCCCCTACGTGCAACATAGTCTGTAGTTGTTGCAAGTGTGTTTGTTGTAGCACTATACTTCTTAATAACATTTTCGCTACCATCATAAAAATAAAATAGCTGACCGTCTGTGTACGTTGCTGAACTCAAAGTGATATCTGCTTCATTTAATGAAACAACAAAATTTGTTGATGCATATGGTCTAAATCTTGTTATGTTATCATATGAAATATATTTTTCAAAAAATACAAATTTAGTTGACGGATTTGTATCTGGTTCAACAATGATATCAAAAATATCTGGATTGTCAACTACCCCGTCGTCATCCTTATCAAAAAATCCAATTTTTACTTTTCTATTGTCTTGGAAACCATCTGCTTCTGTAACTGTATCAACAACCTGCCAATTTATAGGATACCCTATGCTATTACCTGATGAAACTACAGATACTGTCTTTAATATTTTGATAGTATCTTTAACACTTCTGCCTGTCTTGTAATCATAAATTTTTTCTTGCTTGTTGTAATGAAATTTGTTTTGTCCTGCAGACTCAAAAATGTAGTCTAAAGATCTGTATGTAACTGTGTAAGTGTCACCATCGTTTGTAAACTTAAACCACCAGCTGGCATCTAAATTAGTTCCGTCTGTGTTTCCGGTCCTAGCTGTTGAGAAAACTGTACTTGAACTTAAATTTTGTGAAGTAATTATTTTCCACTCTTCGTTGTCAACGTCGTACCTTAGGCCAAATTCTTCATAGGCTTCTACACGGTTTATTATGTCTAATTTGAGGCTGGCATTCAGTGACGTGTTGAAAGCCGGTATAATCTTTGATAACACTGCACCGTCGGGTATGATATCATTCAAAGTTACTGGTCCAACTCCTGTTTCTAAATTGCCTTTTCCGCTATTAGCACCGTCACCCTCAACAACTCCAATTTTTGCCCAAACTCTATCTTCTGCATTGTCTGTGCCTGAAGTTACAAGTTTGTTGTTCAGAAAGCCTCTTGTGTCTGGTGAGGTAAATTTAATCAAAGAACCAACTTTGGCATATTTTAAGTTTGAGGTAGCAAAGTCGCCAGTCACTAAAGCACCCCCGGAAGTAAAGTAACCCGTGTTTGTGTTAGTACCTGTAGTGGATGAATTCCACGTCGCCGACAAAGAACTTAAATCTTTGGTTTCGTATTTCTCATAATAAAAATGTCTTGAATATGCTTCTGTAAGTTTAGATTCTACACTAGTATCTATCGTGCTTGAAATTACATTTCTATTTGTAAAATTAAAAGTAAAAGTGTTCAATCCTTCTTCTCTGTACAATATTCCGTCTTCTGCAAACACAGAAACATTTGAATATGCACCTGTAGGATCTAAAATTTCTTTTGCACGACTTATCCCAGATGCTGTTCTATTCACAGATCGTACCTTGATGATCTCTTGTGATGCAGATAATGGAACTACTTGATAATCTTCAGCAGTAACCATTCTGTCTTGTGAATAGTAAACTTGTGGTGCCTTTTGTCTGATTGATGCATTAGATTCAGTTGCGGCTGAATTATAAACGCTACTTCTAAGTCCCATTGTGATAGTAAGTGTTTGCTGTCCACCATTCAAGTCTGTGTAAGGCACAGACACTTGGATATTTTGCATATCTGCTGGCTGTATGGCATACTTGGCATTATCACTTACCCTGTAATAAGATCTAAAATTACCCAAAGGCAAATTACTAAAATTCCCATCGCCAAAAACAAAATCTATTTGATCGTTGGCCCTAGTTACAACGTTGTAAATGTTTCGGATATCTTTTGATAATGAATTGTATATCGCATTGTTTCCGGCTAAAGAAGGAACTTGAGTCCATTCTTCTTTTATTTGACCAAATTGGTCCAGTTGATATAGCCAAACATCGGTATCGTTAATGTTACTTTCTGCTAAACTTTTTACAAAATTAGTTGATGCTTTATCAATAACAAAGTCCTTGCTCTGCATTGATCCTTGTTTGAATAGGAAAAAGAAACCTGTGTTATTAGAACTGTCGCCGGCGCCGTCTGCTCTATAACTGTAGGTTAATCCAGTTCCTGGAATCGGCGAACTTTCGAACACTGAATCGTTATCCTTAATACTGCTTGAGACAATTTCAAATTGTCTTGCTACACCACCAGTGGCTTTTGTAAATTTATATAAAGGTAAATCTGTTTGATTAGATGCGAGTGTGTATATGTCGGTTTGTATTCCGCCAACCATCCCTGATTCTCTCGGCTTTCCTATCAATTGACCTGTTTGGTTGGCCGCATTCATTATTGCTGTGAATTGTTCTCTGTAATTTGAGTTCGATGAATCGTTCCATACAATAGTTGAGTTGGCAAGGTTGGTGCCTGTTGCATCTCTCACTTCTTGAGTTGTTGACACAGAAGATATTTTTAACAATCCTGTTGCAGTTTTGTTTCTACTTGCATTATAGTTGATTAATCTTGCCAGTCTTAATATGGAATTTCTTCTTGATGCTGTTTCTAAAAAGTTTTCTCTGGCATTAAGGTCAACTCTGAAAGACAATGCTTGAGCAATATAGGCAATCAAGTCAATTAGTGCAACGTACTCTGAACTCTCAACATAATCATTGAAATCATCCGGAAAATTTTCCTGAAGATATGATACCATTGTTCTACGAAGTGTTTCAAAGTCGTAGCTTTTAAAGTCTGCTTGTTGAAAAGATTGGTAAATTTTTGTCCAATCTTCCGCAACTAGTAATCTATTTTGTCGTTCTGTAGTGGCCATAATATTTTTATAATGATATTTATAGATTTAATTAAGTGCGTACTTTAAGATAGGCGTAATGCCGCGTTTTCCTCAAACGAAAACCTTAGTTTTTCAGTAATATCTAATGGAACATAAGTTATAGTAGCCTGTATGGCTATCCCGTTGTCTGCTTCTGACACTAATATTTCACTAGCATTGATCCGCGGATCCGCATTCAAATTTTCTGTTATATCGTCAATTATTGCATCTTTAAGTGTATCTGAAAAAGGTTCAAATAGGCAATCATAGATTATTGTGCCAAAGTCTGGATTTTCAACACGCTCACCTTTTCTTATAGACAGCCTATTGATCAAGTCTTGTTTTGCTACTTCAAAATCATATAATTTAAAGTTACGTTTATCTGCTCGAGAACTGAATCCACGGAATGTTATATTTCCGCCTTTTCCACTACTTGAGCCTCCACTTCCGTATGCCATTAATGTAACCTCCTAAATTCAACATCAACCTTACTATAATCTACTGCATAATATCCGGTATCAGTCATGTGCCTAGCCCATGGCACTTCTTGAGCCATGACTCCTATATACCTACCAGGCAACTGTTTGTATTTAAACGAATAAATGTTAATACCTTGCGGTGACTTTCCGATTAATGCGATATCTTCTTTAAGTCTTTCATCGCTGAAGAAACTCGAAATGGCACTACCCGCCCACGAAGCCGCAGATTTGGCTAAAGTTCCAAGACTTGCCATGTGCGTTTTGAATCCAGAAGAAATACTTGTGAACATTGTTGAACTTGTTACTTTTCCTCCTATTACGTTTTTACTCAGTGACGTCAAAGATTTAGGACTTAACGTGCTCCTTAACGCGGCATGTTGTGCAGTGGTCATTCCTGACGATAACACATTTTTCTTTAACAAACTTTTTGCCTTGTCTACACCTATACCTATTGCGGTATTGATTGCAGTGTGTTTGGCAGTTGCCAACGCACCTTTGGTTAAACTCTTGAAGTCAAAATTTCCTGACATAATTTGATTTTCTAGTCCTGACAGGACGGCATTTGTAGAAGTACCTGCTACTGTACCCAAACTTAGATTGCCAGTGATTCCAGATATTGTTCCTTGGATTTCTTTAGACACGTCACCGATTGTAAACAATCTTCCATCTGCGTTTGTAAAAATTTGATCTTTGAATAATTGTACTGTTTCTCCACGCACCTCAGAAACTACCTGAGTAGTCAATTTATTTTTAAGACTTGCAGTGGCTTGGTCAAAACTCATATCTCCATGTAGAACATTCCCAATATGTCCAGTCACATCTAATCCTGTTCCTCTATCCAATTCGTACAATTTGTTGTAACTGGCTGAGAATGATTCTGCTAATTTTTTGGCTTTGGCGCTGTCTGTAGAATTCCCCATGGCTTTTTTTAAGTAAGCCTGTAAGTCAGTTTGATATTGTCCTAGTTTGATTGAAAGATTATCGGATAACCTGTTCTGGTGTTCTAAATATACAGAACTTCCCGGCTCGAAGGCTTTCCTTAACCATTGTTGTCTTTCCACAGAAAGTTTTTTCCATTCATCGGAGCCTTTATGCAACTCATCTAATTTTGAAAGTGCAATATCTAAATCATCCAACTCGTCATACTCTGGATCATCCATTTGCAAGACACCATAGTTGTTTTTTTTGGATAGATATTTTTTAGCTAATTTGCTCTTTTCTGCTTTTGATAATTTTGAATTATTAAAAATATTTCTTAGACCTTCTTGGTCATTCATAAATTTGTCTAACATTTCTTGAGAATATGCAGTATTATAAGGTTGTGTATCTTGAGTATTGAAACTGCTTACCCTCAACATGGGTTCATGAGTTACAAATCTATGTACTGCTGTCCTAGTCTGTTTAGAACCTGCCTGCAATACTGCAAACTCCTTGCCTGCTATATCAACATCTGCTTGTTCTACAGGCTGTACTCCCGCGGCTTCTGGTGTAAGCCACTTTGCACCCCAGTCTAAACTTGCCGCCGTTGAATTCATATGCACTTGTGATCCTGCTAAATGGATAACTGATTTTGCCCCGTGAAGTTGTGGTCCATTTGTGAATGAAGAAATACCCTGCTCTGCATGGGTCCTGATGCTACCTTCCTGTGAAGAATGGAAAGCACCTTTCCTACCAAGAGTCATCAAGTAATCACTTGATAATATCATTTGTCCTTCTTTTTCTGGGACTTTCACATCACCTGCAACTTTTTTGCCTTGTTTGACTGCTAGGTCTTTGTCTGTGTATAATTCTTCAGGCCTTCCTGTTGCAACAACCCTAACTTGCTCTCCGGCACTCATGTTGATGTTGGAATCACTATGCAGATTGAAATCTCCGTGTGTCCTCATATTGATTCCACCAATTCCACTATACATATCAATCCTGCCCTCTGAGTTCATTTCTATCCAAGCATTTCCTGTACTGTTTGCAAGGTAAATTACCCCTTCTGAATCGTGCATCAATAATTGATGTCCTGAAGAAGTTCTAAATCTAATCAGTTGGTTTGCACCTCTGACATCTCCGTCGTCCATTACAAAACTGTGTCCTTGTGCTCTATCTGTGAATATTTCCGTGTTCTCTAAACCTATACGTGGTCTTGCACTGTCACCCCTTAATCTGCCAGGTGTGCTCATTCCAAAAACCTGACTTGGTGCTTCTCTCCTTGCACTGGAAGAGGTTGTACCTCTTGTTGGATCTTGCACCAGCCCTTGTCTTCTTAATTGATTTGCAAGAAGATCGTTGATTGGATATTTCCAATCCGCTAGACTGCTCAATGAATTGGCCTTTGCTTTTATCATTGCCCGTCTGTTTATTTCTCCTGCAGGTAATGTTGTAGTACCGTATTCTTTTTCCATTTGACTTTTTGGTGCCGGAGTTCCTTCGTCTCTGCCTGATTGTGCTACTGAGTCAGTGGAGGCATGTCCAGGAACAGATTGGTTGGTTATAGGATCCTGTACACATCCAATCCAAAAACCCTGTGATGCTTTTCCTTCTCCTTCTGCAAAAATTACAAGAACAGTAGAACCTATATCAGGCGGCACTGCCCAAAAACCATATGCATGTTGGCTTTCCTTAAAATTATATGGATCTTTTTCTGTGGTAGCCCTCACATCTTTTGTTCCATAGAAAGGTGATAGGTATTGAACCCACACAACCTGATCTGCTGTGGGCTCGGTTGTGTTTGAAAGTGCAGGAATGTTGACTCCAAGCCTACCCATCCTTAACGGATCAGCAGTGTATTTTACAGTTGCAATATAAGGACCGGTTTTCTTGTTGGCACTTTGATTGTAGTGTCCAACGCCACCGTCCTTGCTATCTTCAAATCCTCTTGTGTCGGCCATATTAACTTCCTGTTACCTCTTGGGCTTCACCTTGCCCTATTTCTAGATCGTTATCTTCTGCTTTTTGGTCATCTGCTTTTTTATTGTCGGATTTATTCCTAATCTTACTAGCATCACTTTTTGCCGCGTCCGCCAAAGTAATTGCTGGTCCATAACCCTGTTGATTGTTCATTCTTATGCATGTCAATAATTGTGTGAATTGTCCGTTGTTGAATCTGTTTTCTACTTTTACCACTTGGTACACTCCACTAAAGAAAAGATCATCCTCTAAACTTGGTTTTCCATATTGGAACATATTTCCAGTTTTGTCGTCGATGTCTGCCGGAAATCTGTATCTAATATTAATTAGTGGCGATGCCACGTCAGCATTGAAAGAACCGAACCGTGAACTCATAACATTAAATTCTCCAGTTTCTCCATAAATTTTACGCACATCGTCGTACTTGTCATCGTCAAACTGCAAAGGTGTGTACATGTCCTGGCAAATGTAAGCAGGATCACCTAGAATTTCCATTTCAATTTTGATCATGTCTGCGATAGGATTTGTGAGATAATCATAAAAAGCCTGTGCTTTTGCTGTAA